AATTGTTGCTTCTGCCCACCCAGGCAAGGTAATATTCGCCGTCAGAAATGCCGGTGCATTCTGTGATGGTGGTGATAAAGTTATCCGACTGCAGCCATTGGAAATCCAGAGAAACCGCACGATTTGCATCGATCTCTGTATTCACATACACGCCAATAGGAATGTCGATCTTCTGCGGCTTTTGCACCAGATACAGCCTTCCGGCTTCACTTGAACCCGACTGATAGGACATCACGATTTCAGCTTTTTTCGTCAAGGACAGAGGCTTTGCACAAACGGTCAAGACCGATTTATCCCAGTTGAAGCACTCCTGCGAGTAGGACAGCACGAAATCATTTTCTGCACTGCAAAACTGCGGATAGGCAGCCAGAAAATCCTTCATGGTCTGATACCCGCCGTCCAGAATCATGCTGAGATTTGATGCATAGGTCGAAATGGCATCCTGTCCGGACTGAAATAGAATGGTGTAATTTCTGCCGCTTGTCAGGTTGTCGATTTGCTTTTGCAGGCTCTCCAAAGTACGTTCTGTCTTTTCTGAATAGACCGTAACCTTTGTACTAAGCCCATTGATTTGTGTGCCGAAACCATCCCATTGTGCGATTTTTGCAGCAGTGATCTGATCCAATGCAGATTGATTTTCGTGGGTATGTGCCTTTTCATTCAGTGCTGCAATGGCTTCCCGGAATGTTTGGATATTGTAAGTTGTATCATCCTCGAATTCCTGAAGAGCACGCAGCAAGGAAAGTTCATTTGCCGTCAAATCATCTAAAACATCCAGATTTTTATGAATGTGTGCCTGCTGTAAAAGCGGCTGAACAGCAGCTTGAATCAGTGCTTTTACAGCGTCAGTATCCGGATAATTTGTCAAATCCGGAGAAACGCCATCCTTTCCGTCACGCCCATCTCTACCATCTTTCCCCGGTAAGCCATCTTTTCCATTTGTGCCATCCTTACCGGGCAAACCATCTTTTCCGTCCTTGCCATCAATACCGTTCCTGCCTTTCAAACTTTCCAGCCATTCTGCAACTGTTCCCACAAAACCATTTTCTATGGCAATCTCATAAGCAGAACGACCGTCTTTTCCGTTTGCTCCGGTTTGCATCTCTGAGAGCTTTTTCAAAAGCTGCGTATACAGATCCGGCGTCGGCGGAATTGACGTATCCCCATCTGCAATAAAACCAGACGGTCGAATGTGAAGAGTTACCGGTACCGTTGTCGCACGCAGTGTAGTATCGCTTTCTGCATCGTAGCCAAACAAACTCATCTTCACTGTACCGGGATGCAGTTCGGCAGGCAGCAAGCAGGTCGTTCCCTCTGTGCCAAGCACCAAGTTGTATGTTTCTTCGCACTGCGTGAACTGCACCACCTTGTGCAGCGTTTTCCAAGCCCCATCGAACACGAACTTCACCAAAACAAATGCAATCTGGTCAGAAGCAAGAACCTCTCGTTCCAGCACTTCGATTTTTTGCTGTTTCACTAAAAATTTCATCATCCGTTTTTCACCTCATTCCATGTATGGGTTTCCGTATCATACTCCAGATAGCCATCTACACACTGGATCTTTTTCAGATAATTGTTGTAGGAATGTTCTCCGGAAGACATCCAGTTGACTGGTTTGGTGATGGCGTTCCACTGAGCGATCGTTCCTTCATATGTGATGGCTGTTAGACTTTCACAGTATGTCAGCATATTTTCCCCAAAGGTTCTGCAATTCGCAGAAATGGTAAGGTTGGACAATGCTGTACATCTTGTAAACGCAAAAGAGCCAATGGAATCACACGCAATACGGGCAGTCTTCAGTTTTGTACAGTCGCTGAAAACATACTTTCCCCATGTTTTCACGCTGGCAGGCACAGTAACTTCTGCAATGGCAGTGTGCTGAAATGCAAACGACTGAATCGCAGTAACTGCCTGCGGAATGGTAACGGAAGTCAGACCGGCGGTATAGCCGATTGCAGCATCTTCCTGTGCAAAAGCGGCATCCCCAATGCTGGTCAGTGTAGCCGGCAGAGATACCGTTTTCGCATTGGCACAATGATAGAACAGACGATCGCCCAAGCCGGTAATGCCATTGCTAAGCACGATCTCCTTGATCTGGTTGTTTTGATAGAACACAGAATCATGAGAAGTATAGTCGTAGGTTGCACCCGTTCCACGCAAAAGCAATTTCCCGTTTGCATAAAGGATATAGTAGACGTTTTCTCCGCATTGTCCGCTTTTTAGAATATCACCGCCGATTAAGTCATCCACCTTGGTCTGCAGTTCGGAAATCTGACTGTTCATCGCATCCAGCCGCTTTTGCAGTTCGTCCAGTGTGGCATTTGTCTTTGCCATTTCGGCAAGCATTTCCGTCACTCTGCACTTACCAAGAATACACTTGCAGTAACCGCATTTGCTCTCGTCCGCACGGCAGTCTGTCAGATCGGAATCCAGAATGCTTGTCGTTCCGGCACGAAGTCTTACAACTGCTAAAGTCAGATAAGTCGTCACATTGTTGTTAGTGAAAGCAGGAATGGTTGGACTGGTGGCTGCTGTACCTGCCAGAACACGAATCCCACAGGTACGAGTGGAACGATCACAGTAGATTCCGATCGCTACATAACGATTCAGAGATTCATCTACATAAGAAGAAAGGTCGATGGTATGCAGGGTATCACTGATAAAATAGTGTCCATCGATCCACGCCTTGCCCGTGCCGAATGTAACGGATAAATTTTTAATTGTTGGTGCAAAGCACTGCCGGTATGTATCCAGAATCCCATTGCAAATCAGGCTGGACAGATATGCGGTGAAATCCTCTGCGGTATACACCCGGTCAAGGTTTTGTGCGTTAAAAAATCCATAGGAAAAAGACATATGAATATCACTCCGTTTCTTTGAAAGTCGGGGTCAGACTTCTGCCGTTCTGGTCGAAACTCTCCACCATGCCGATCAGCTGGATTCTGGGTTGAATCAAACCAAAGCGTTTTTGTTCCATGGTTACATAGTCGCCCACAAAATAATCCTTGTTGTACTGATACTGGGTCGAAAAAGCAGCGATGGCGGATTCCGATGCCGTTTTTGGCTGCACCAGATGTTCCGCACCGCTGCTTTTCAAGATTTCCAGATATTCCGCATCCGTCACATCTTCTTCCTGTGTGGTGTTTCGCTCGTCTACATACACCTCATATCGGTCAAGATAGGTCGGTTCTGCACCGGAACAGAAGGTGGTTCGCTTTCTGGCGTTTCCTTCGCCGCAGCCCAGCACATAGGCGAAGTTTTTCTGCACCGCATCGTCTGCCGCATAGGAGAATGACAGCAGATTGTTGTACGCATCGGAGAATACAATGTGGGGATTGTCGTCCTGCAACAAACTGCGGTCTGTTCCGGAAAACAGGTCGCATTTTAGGGCATTTCCATTCAGCCGCACATTTGCCGAACCGCCGATGGTTTCACAAAGGCTGTACAGCCATTCTAAGATGTTGTCATAGCTGACCTGCATTCGTGCGGTGTTCTGCCAGCAGTCACCGGATACTGTTCCCATGGAAAAGCCGGGCAGATTGCGGATTCCGGCGGAGATGACATTGCGGGACAGCACCTTGCGGACGATGTCCTCATAGCTGCCGTTTGCGGTGATGGTGGGATAGATGATTCTTCGTTCCAGCAGACAGGCAATAAACCGTCCGGTGACTGTCAGATAATCGCCTTTCTCGGCATCGGTTTCCAATTGCAGGGACTCAATGATGCCGAAGTGCTGTGCATCATCACTCCTCGCCACAATTCTGCCACGCTGAAAGATGGATACATTCTGCGGACTAGCAGCGATATACACCTCAAAGCAGCCGCACTGGTAGAACTCAATGTCCCATAAGAGCGAAGAATAACTGTCGCAGATGGCTTCCAGTGACACAGAAATCTGGTCTTTCAGAGCCGTCAAGCTGTAAATTTCCAACTGCATTTCTCACACTCCCAGATAAGAATTGCGGTGCATCAAAGTCACTCGCAGCTTTTTCACACCACGAACTGCCTCGACCCGAAAAGTATTTGTGCCTTCCTTCAAGGTCAGCCAAGTAGAGCCAGAAACCAGCCGGTTCAGGATGTTGCTGTCCACGCCGTTGCGTGTCAGCGTGACAGTTTTGTTTCCGGTTTTCGTGGTAACCGTAATGACATCACCGGTCAGAATATCGCCTTTGATTTGCAGATACTCACCGTTTTCGTTGTAGATGGTCGGTGTCACTGCCACCACTTCCTGCGGAATGTCGCTGGGCAGTGCCTCGATTCGCAGCGTAAATCCAGTTTCATCCCCGTCATTAGTGATAGAGAACAGATTGCTGTTGGAGTATACGCCCAAAGGAAACGGAGCATCGCTCTCCGGAAAGGGAAAGTGAAATGCTCCAGTGATGCCGCTGTAATAGGCATAGAAAATATCCCTGCTGTACCAGTAAATGTCCGGACAGAGAATGGAGATCTGCCCGCTGATCTGCTGCTCGAAATTTGACACCTCGCAGGTTTCTACATACCCCTCGGCATAGACATCGATGTTCGCCGTCTTGTACCAGATCTTGATGTATCGGGACGGCTTGACCACATGATACAGCTGATGCCGCCGTTTCTCGATCCCAATGCCACGCATGGCAAAGGAAATGACTACGTTTCGTTTTTCAATGAAAGCGTTGTTGAGGTAGCTGCCGTTCATGCCTGCATAGGAAGATGTAGAAATCGTTCCGGCAGGCGGATTCAGACCTTCGATTTTGGAGGTCATGTATTGGTTGGCGGTGGTGGACAGGTTCAGCTGTTCGCCAGATTCGTTTTCGAGGATAAGAGTGAAATACACGGGGTACCTCCTTGCTTTTTCTGGTGGGGTGTGATATAATAGATAAAAATGATAGGGACATTAGCCCTGTAAATCGGAATTTGACGAACCGGTTTAAATTGGGACTTAAGTGAGTAAAAAAAGAATTTGAATAATTAAAAAATCATAATCCAGTAATTTCGATTGGGGAGTATAAATTATGGAGAATGGCAGATTTGTTACATATACAGACAAAGATAGAGATATTGTCAGAAAAGGAATATGTGAAATTGCAAAGGTATTACTTGGCGATGATACCCAAAGAAAACTCAGTATGCTTTTTTGTTTAGATTGGTTTATGGATCCATATTATCAGCAGGATATAAGTGATATTCATGATGATTTAGTGTTATTGTTACAAACAGTGATTACTGAACCAAATGAAGATGATGTAATAGAAGATGCAATAGAATTACTGATGAGCTATGAGTTACCACCATTTCCACTTATTGAAGAAAAGAGAAACAGAATACCACTAAAATTTCAAGATGATATAGCTTATCTGTTAGACCCCAAAAGTTTTGAAGAATAAATCCCGGGTTTACCGCATTGATTAAAACCAAGTTTTCCTTTAAATCACTTACAACTTCCAGTTTTGCAATATTTACACATTCAACGCATTCCGTGTCAACCGATAAATCTCCAACCGTGACAGTGCCTTCGGCGATTGATTCGTCTGATTCACCGTTTTTCGGTTGTCCGTGTTGTAATAATTGTTCACCGTCCCACCGGAACTGTCGGGCAGCATCGCTCTGGAGATTCCATGCAAGCTGTAATTCAAATCAGAATCCATGGTCAGCTGCATGGCTTTCGCCACACCGCCCACTGCTTTTTCCACATACTTCTTGCTTTTGTCGATGCCGTCTGCCAGCCCTTTCATAAAGTCCGGCATCCAGCTCTCGTAGTCTGTCAGCGGACCTTTGTCCGGCACGGAGAAGTGCAGGAAATCCCGAATGGTATCGGCAACATTGGTGACGCAGTCCGCCAGCCAGCCGATGGCACTTTGAATGCCGTCAATGATTCCCTGAATGATATCCCGTCCCCAGTTCCAAGCATCGGACGCCAGTCCTTTGATATATCCCACAGCGGCATCAAAACCATTCTGAATGGTGGATTTGATGCCGCTGATTTTATCAGAAACTGCAGAACGAATGTTGTCCCAGATGCTGGACACCGTAGAAGAAATGCTCTGCATCACGTTGGAAATGGTGTTCTTGATGCTGTTCCAGATGTTAGATACCACCGATTGGATGGCGTTCAGAACATTGGAAACCGCAGAAGAAATCCGATTCCAGATGGAGGATACCACAGAAAAAATGGCATTCATCACACTGGAAATCGTGCCGGAGATGCTGTTCCAGATGGAAGAAACCACATTCCAGATCGCTGACAAAACAGAAGAAATGAAACCGGATACGGCATTCCAAACCGTAGTCACCACATCTTGAATTGCCGTCAAGGCCGTGGAAATTGTAGTAGAAATGGCGTTCCAGATGGTTTCAAAGGTCGTTCGGATGCCCTCTAAAATGGGTGTTAAAAACGCCACGATCGCATTCCAAATGGCACTGATCTTCTCCGAGATCCAGTCCATCACTCTGCCCACAATGATTTGGATGGCTTCAAAAATCGTCTGAAACAGATAGCCGAATGCTGTGATCAGCGGTTCTAAGGTGGTGTAAATGGCATTCCAAACGGTCGTAATGACGTTATAAATTGCCTGAAAAACCGTAGAAACCACGTTGTAAATGGCATTGAAAATCGTGCTGAAAAAATTGTAGATTCCTGTCCAGATGGCAGTGAAGAAATCCCGAATCGCCGTAAATACAGTTGTTGCCACCGTCTGAATGGCAGTGACAATGGCTGTGAAGGTATTGGAAATGGATGTCCAAGTGTTGACGAAAAAGTCCCGGATTCCGGTAACGATTCCCGTGAAGAAGGAAGCAATGCTGTTCCATGTGTCCACAAAAAATGTTTTGATGGATGTCCAGACTTCGTTCCAGCTTGTTCCGAACCACCCCAGCACCACATCCGCAATACCTTTCAGAGTATTCATGATATTGCGGAACGTGTTGACAATGAAGTCCCAGATAGAAGTAAAAATACCCTTGATACCGTCCCAGCACTGCTCCCAGTCACCAGTGAACAGACCGATCAGAACATCCAGCAATCCCAGAAGAATGCCGGTAAATTCGGAAAAGACATTGGAGATATTCTGAAAAGCACCCTCGAAAATGGGAGCTAACAGATTGCACAGCCCGTCCCACGCCGCTTTCAGCACATCGGTGAAACTCTCAAAGTCGAATCCCAGAGCATTTAGCCGGTCAGTGATGCCCTGTGTCAATCCAGTAAAGGTGCTTTTGATTTGCTCCCAGATGGCGATGATATTGCTTTTGAATTCGTCATTGGTTTTCCAGAGATGCACAAAGGCAGCCACCAAAGCGGCAACAGCTGCGATAATGGCGAGCAGCGGACCTAATGACACGCCCAACGCTCCGGTAATGGCTCCAATGCCACCTTGCACAGCAGAGAAAAGGGCAGGCAGTTTGGACACTGCGGAAAAGACCGTCCCCACACTGGAAATGGTCTTTCCAAGCACCACCAGCATCGGACCCAGAGCAGCAGCCACCAGTGCAATTTTCGCAATGGTTTCTTTTGTCTGCGTGTCTAACTGATTCAGCTTGTCCACCAAGTCCTGTATACGGGAAACCACAGAACGAATGGTAGGCATCAGGATGTCAGAAAAGGAGATCGCCAACTCTTCCAGCTGGGACTTCAAGATGGTTACTTGTCCGGCAAGGTTATCCTGCATGACCGCCGCCATTTTTTCAGTTGTGCCATTGTAGCCGTCTACCGTATCCGAACAGGTGTCAATGGCATTGGACAGTTTTTCAAAATCCGCTGTAGAACCGTTGATGATTGCCAGCATACCAGACATGGCTTCTTTGCCAAACAGTGAGGCAGCCGCCTGTGCCTGTTCTGCCTCAGAAAGTCCGCCCAATTTCTGACGGAGTTGTTCCATGAGTTCCCGCAGAGAATACATCTTGCCAGAACTATCCGTCAGAGAAATGCCGTACTGTTCCATGGCAGATGCCACCGTGTCGGTCGGCTTTGCCAGATTGGTGATAGCGGAACGCAGTGCCGTACCAGCCTGTGAGGATTTGATACCGGCGTTTGCCATCAAGCCGATGGCAATGGCGGAGTCTTCGGCGGAGTATCCCAGAGACCCCAGCACCGGAGCGGCATACTTGAAAGTTTCACCCATCATGCTGACGTTGGTATTGGCATTGGAACTTGCAGCCGCCAGAATATCCGCAAAGTGTCCGCTGTCCGAAGCAGACAAACCGAAAGCGGTCAGAGCGTCTGTGACAATGTCTGAAGTAGATGCCAAATCTTCGCCACTGGCGGCGGCAAGATTCATGATGCCTTCGATACCGCTAAGCATATCGTTGGTTTTCCAGCCTGCCATCGCCATATAGTTCATGGCTTCCGCAGCTTCACTCGCTGAAAATTTTGTCTTACTGCCCATTTCACGGGCTTTTTCCCGGAGGGCATCCATCTCTGAACCGGTCGCACCGGACACAGCTGCCACCTTTGACATGGCGGAATCGAAATCCGCACCAGTTTTCACGGCAATGGTTCCCAGAGCCGTGACACCAGCGGTGACCGGCAGCAGCTTTTGTCCTACACCGGAAATCTTAACCCCGGCGGACTGCAGCGTTTCTCCCAGAACGCCCATCTTTTCCAAGGCGGTGTGAGAATTGTTTGCTTCTGTGGTCAGGCGTTTCAGTTCGTTTTCGGTTTCGATGATCTCACGCTGCAAAGCATCATACTGCTGCTGTGAAATCTCACCATTTGCAAGAGCGGTATTTGCCTGTTCTGCGGCGGTTTTCAGCACTTCCAACTTTTCCTTGGTGGCAGACACCGCATCTGCCAGCAGCTTATGCTTCTGCGAGAGCAGTTCCGTGTTAGTCGGATCAAGTTTCAACAGTTTCTGGACATCTTTCAGTTGTGTCTGTGTCCCCTTGATGTCCTTGTTGACACCTTCCAGTGCTTTTGACAGCTTGGTGGTATCGCCGCCGATCTCAACGGTGATGCCTTTGATGCGGTTTGCCATGGGGGTCACCTTCCTTTTTCAAAAAATAGGTTGAATTTATCCTAACAATATGGTATAATAAGAGCAAGGAGGTGTTCGTATGATGATAGATACAAACACAATTATTTCTATGACAGAAGCAAATCAGAATTTTTCCATGGTAACAAGAATCGTAGACCGGTATGGAACGGCCGTTATTTTCAAAAATAATAAGCCCCGTTATGAAGTCAGAATGATTGAAGACACAGAAGAAGCGGAAACGGCATCGGATGAAGAAGTGCTTTCTGTTTCAAAAAAACTGATGAAACGCAACGCTGCTGTTTATGAGGAACTTGCCAAATGAAACGACTCACAAAGGAACAGGTAATGCTGCTTCACAAAGAACTGGTGAAGGAATCAGGCGGCTCAGCGGAAATTCGTGATGAAGGACTTCTGGATTCGGCATTGAATGCACCTTTCCAAACGTTTGATGATGCAGAATTATATCCGACAATCATAGAAAAAGCAGCTCGTCTTGGATACAGTTTGATAAAAAATCATGCGTTTGTAGATGGAAATAAAAGAATCGGCACGCATACAATGCTTGTATTTCTTTCTCTGAATCATATTGAAGTGGAATATGATGACGATGAATTGATTCAAATGATTCTCGGAATTGCAGCCGGTGAAATGGATGACCGACAATTGCAGGAATGGCTGTGGAAACACATCATATAGGTTAAAACGCATCAAAATCCTCCTGCGTTGCCAGAGAATCATACTTGAAATCGTCATTTTCTCGTTCGGTGAACATATCATTCACCAGACCAATGGTCAAAAAATCCAAATCGCCCATTGACAAACCAAGCTGAACGCACCGCAACAAAAATAGTGGTGTGGTCATCGGTCGGTCAATCGGGCGATGTTTTTTTTAGACTGGACCTGCGTTTCTACGTTCAAACCCCAGAGATCGATCAGCTGCGGCAAAATCTCATAGATGCTGAATGTGTTGAACTGTTCCAGAAAGTCGTCCGGATTATCAGGAACATTCTCCGGAGCAGCGTGTTTTGCCATGATATAGGCGATGTTCTCAAATACCTCAAGGCTTTCAATGTCCAGTGCGGAAGATTTCTCTGTATTTTCTCCCACAGACTTTTGCAGTGCTGCAAAGTCCTGATAAATATCTCTGCGAAATTTCAGACGATACAGCCTTGGAACTGCTGCACTTGCCTTAAACGGCACATCAATGCCATCAATGGTGATGTTCTTCTGAATTGCCATACTGCACTCTCCTTACGCTTTCACAGATGCTGCGGATGCCTTACCACTCTGTACAGCGGCGGCCAGATTGGGCATATATACCGCCTTATACCAATTCTCATAAACCTCGGCATCCGTTTTCTCACAGGTTTTAGTTTTTACCAAGCCACTGTTCAACGCCGTTGCGGTCAAAGATAGCGTTTCCGTTTTAACTTCCTTTTCGTCTTCAATCGTTGCGGATTCCGTGGCGGGACGAGAGGCAGAGCAGCAGAACAGACAGTGCCGAATTTTATTCTTATCGCCACTGAATTCAAACAGCAGTGCAAACTGGGATACTTCTGCGGTATTGGTTTCCGTGAGAACGCCCTTTTCATCCAGCTTCTCACCGAGAATGTCTGTCGCAAATTCAAGCGGAACCAATGCGATTTCAAGATCTCCAGTGTAACCAGAGTTGTTGTTGATGACATAGTACACACCATCGTCAGCGTAAAAATTGGATGCTTCCCCTTCTGCATCGATAGACAGCGACACTGCACCGGGAATGCGAACCGGCTTTGCAAAAGTCGGCACACCTTCTTCATCATAAGAGGTGATTTTTGCATAGTGAACTTTGTTCAGACCGAATTTTACCTTGTTTTTCTCCATTGCCATATAGATCAAACCTCCATCTCATAGAGTACTTCATACAATTCTTCCGAATCAATGAATAGTTCTGTTTTTGTGTAATAAATTTCATGCTGGGCAAGCACTGCCTCCACCTGTTCTTCCAGTTCCGGCTGCTTTCGGTTCGTGTACAATTCCACGTCCAGCTGTTTGAAACTGAAATATGCCAAATTGTCTGCCGAAAACGTATTTTCTCCGGGAGATAAGAACAGCAAAAAAGGCGGTGCGGGACTTTCGCCTTCTGCATAATGATGATAGGCAAAGGGCAGCCCCATTTCTTCCAGCATTTCAGCGATTTCTTCGTAAGTCATGACAACGCCTCCTCAATTAAATGCTCCAGCAACTGTACACCGTTTTCTTCCGCAGGAGCAATGTGCGGTTTTCCTGATACCCGACCGCCGCCACGCTTGGCATGCCCCTTTTCCAAAAGATGTGCCAGTTGGTAACGATTCTTACTGTGGACGGTCATCTCCAAAGAGTGACTGTTTTCGCCAGTCTTTTTCGTTGTCCAGCTTTTTGCATATTTTCCGTTGTCCTTTGGAGCATTGGCGGAGATCTCGTTTTTCACTTGCGTGGCGGATTTCCGGACAGCCTTTTTCATGGCGGTATCTGCAAGGTCTGCATATTCCGTCAGACCTTTCATTATCTCATCAGCCATTGCATCAATTGAAGTCATCAGAAGCACCTGCCTTTCGTATCTCACCCTCGATTTTCATGTAGTTGTTGTAGTCGTATAAAGGAATAATTCCGGTGACATTGTAGATGCTGTTTCTGAAGAGAATACGGAAATTGGTGCTGTTGATATTCAGCGAGGCAGGACTCTGACGAACCAGAAATTCAAGTTTCTGTACCTCTTTGGTAACTCCTGCATCAGTGGTTTCACTTGCAGTTTTTACAGCAACCTTTGCCCATAGGGAGAATGTTTCTTCCCATTTGGTGATATGATTTCCAATCTCATCAATAACAGTTCTGTGTTCCAGAATAGTGATTCGCTGATTCAAAGTTCCGATTTCCATTACATCACACCCTCTCGCTGTGCAAACAAAATTGAACGAAGATTTAAGGTCAGCTTTTTGTAATCAGGATTGCTCCTGTTTTCATAAAGATACCCAAGTGCGAAAAGCATCGCAGTCCGCACAGTATCTTCGTTTTTTGCAAAATTGTCCTCGTCCATTCTGCCAACGTCCATTACCAGATTTTTCGCTGTAGAAAGAAGATTCTGAATCAGACTATCGTCTTCCTCATAATCCACTCTCAGATAGTTTTTCGCTTCTTTCAGCGTAATCATAGCATCACGCTTTCTTGATGGTGAGTGTCTTGATTGCTTCCGGAAGAATCAACTTGCCGTCCAGTCTCTGACTTGCAAGGAAGCCAACCTGACCTGTCATAGCAAAGAGTTCATTCAGTCTCTTGAAGGAGCGTCCCTGTCTGTCAGCCACCCAGTAATAGCTAAAGTCACCGAATGCCATGCACTTGTTGCCTGCCTTGATTTCAGGCACATAACTCGATGTCTTGTAAGGACGATTGAGAATGGTATCCGGAACACCAGCCTGCACAGACGGATTCCAGATGTAATTGCCTGTGTTGTCCTTCAACTTGCGAAGTGCCTTAACCGTAGAATCATTGAGCACCCACACCGCCTTTTTGCGGTACGGGCTTCTCAGAGAATAGAAGAGTTCCATCACATCATCAAATGTAATGCTTGCACCTGTGGTGGAAGTGCCATCTTCCGCACCGCCTGTAGCATTAAAAATACCGGTCGGTTTTCCCTTACCGTCACCAACAAAGAACGCCTCTTCTTCCTTAGAACCGATTCTTCTTGCGAACTCCTTTGCAATGTAGGACGGCAGGTCAAAAACAGAATCATTCAAAAGTTCTTCTGAAATTTTAATTGCTGTACCAAGCTTATATGCAGAAAGCGATGCCTGCCCAAATGTATCATCAGAAAGAGAATACTGCTGTTCCTCGTCCATCCAGACAGCCTCGCCCTTGGAAGTCACAATCGGAATCTTGCGGTCGCCGTTGGAAGTTTTGATAACCGTTGCCATCTGGCGGAAAATACTCTCTTCCTCCAACGCTTCCACCAGTTTTCGTTCAAACTCATCCGGAACAAGATAGCCGCCCTCTGCGTCTGTACCAACCTGCAAGTCGTTGTGTACATCGATCCAGTTGCGGTTTCTGACGCTGTTCCAGAAAGCCTTCTTATAGGTGTCGCTTGCTGTACCTGTCTTTTCAGTTACATTCGGAGTTGCGGGTTTTCCGAGAACAGGAGTGGAAGTTGCTTTGTTCATTTCTGCCTCAATCTCAGCCTGTCGTTCTAGACGCTGAATTTCCTTGCCAAGGTCAACAATGGTCTGTTCCATCGCATCGTATGTCTTGGAATCTTCCTCACTGAGCACGCCATTTGCGTTTCGCTTGCTGTCAAGAAAATCACGGGCAGTATCCCAAGCCTTCTTTCTCTTTTCTCTGAGTTCCTGAATTGTCATAGCCATAATAAATTCCTCCAATCAATATTTCAAAAGTGCCAGTCTTTTTTCAAGCTGGTCAATGGGTGTGCCAGTAACGGATTCTGCTGATGCAGATACTTTGGATAAGAATGCAAATAGATTCTTCGATTTGGAATAGGTCATTGCAGTAAGTGTATCTTCTTTTTCTTCTTCATCCTGTTCTTCCTCTTTAGGAACAACAGGCATTTTCTTCTCTGCAAAGAGAATCCCGTCCACAAATCCCATTTCATGAGCCTTTTTCGCATTGAGCCAGGTTTCATCGGACATCAGCTTTGCAATCTTGTTTCGGCTGAGATGGGACTTGGTTTCGTAGGCGTTAATAATGCTCTCTTTGACTTCTTCCAGAAGTTCAATTGCTTTTTCCATATCTGCTTTATTGCCTATTGCTGATGTGGAAGGGTCGTGAATCATCATTAGGGCAGTCGGTGCAATCAAGGTTTCATCGCCTGCCATTGCCACAACAGACGCAGCGGAGGCAGCAATGCCATCAATTTTTACGGTAACCTTGCCTTTGTGATTTTTCAGCATAGAATAAATCTGACTCGCTGCAAACACGTCGCCGCCCGGTGAGTTCAGCCAGACTGTCAGATTTCCGCTTACTTTTGAAAGTTCGTCACGGAAAAGGGCAGGTGTCACTTCATCGCCCCACCAGGTATCTTCCGAAATAGGTCCGTTAAACAGAAGTTCCGTTTCTGATGTATCTTCATTTTTTACAAAGTTCCAGAATTTCTTCATTCGGTTTCTTCCTCCTTTTCTTGATTTTGATTTGCAAATGCACCTGCATCAGCAAGCTTTGTAAATGAACCATTTACAAGATAGAGATTTCCGCCTTCTTCAGCAGGAATCATATTCATATCTTCAAGTTCCCGGATGTCGTTAGCTGACATCCAGCCGTTTTGTCTTGCGGTAGCATAGCCTTGCATTCTGGAAGCATAGTCGCCACGCAGTAGTCCATCTACATTGAACTTCACGAAATACTGTCCTTTTTCAAAATCGGAAAGAAGTGCTTTCTGCAAAGACTGCTCCCAGCGAACGATCCAAGGATCAAGGCTGTATTTGACAAAGTCCAATGATAAATGTTCTACATTACTGAATGTTGCATGGTCAAGGTCACCGAGCATATGAAGCGGTACACGATACATTCTTGCGATTTCCTCAATCTGAAACTTTCGGGTTTCGAGAAACTGTGCTTCATTATTCGGAATTGCAATGGGTGTGAACTTCATGCCCTCTTCGAGGACTGCGACCTTGTGGGCGTTTCTTCCGCCATAGGCTCTCTGCCACGCATCACGCACACGTTCCGGATTTTTGATTACCCCGGGGTGTTCCAAAACACCTGACGGACTTGCACCATTTCCGAAGAATGATGCTCCATATTCCTCGCAGGCAATAGAAATGCCGATTGCATTTTTGGCAAGTGCAATCGGCGAATATCCAACCAGACCATCGAAACCTAAACCTGGAATATGCAAAACTTCATCGGCGTAAAGAATGATGTCCCCCTGTTCTTTCAGATTGGGATTTGCCTCATCGTAACGGCTGTAAATGTATATCAGGCGGTTTTTTTCATCACGGTCAACCTTCATTTTGTCAGGCATCAGAGGATACAGTCCCAATACATCACCTCTGCCATTTCGGATAATCTGTGCATAGGCATTGCCGTAAATCAGGAGGTGGGACATTAAGGTTTCTCGGAAAACAAAAGAAGTCATTTCAGGATTTGGCTGGTCGTGGAGCAAAAAGTAAAGCGGGTGCTGTGGCACTCGCTCTTTTCCATTTTCGGTATATTGGTAAACGTGTAATGGCAGCTGGGCAATGGCTTCTGACAGAACCCGCACGCAGGCATAAACCGCAATATGCTGTAAGGCTGTTCTGTCGGTGACACGTTTACCGCTGTTGGCTCTTCCAAAGAAATATGTGTAGGACGGCGAATCATAGCTGTTCTGTGGCTTATCTCTGGACTTGAAAAGTCCTGTGAAAATACCCATGAAAATCAACTCCTTTCTTGACTTTGTGTATATGGGTGTGGTATAATGAAATATAACCAGTAGAAATAAAAACATTTAAAATATCTGTAAGAAAGTGGGCGTAAAAAATATGAATGCTAAGGAAGAATACAAAGTACGGCTTGAAATGTCAAAAATGCATGAAGAGTTTATTGAGCGAATGTCGAATTCTTACGATAATAATTATTATGTAGAATCAGTATGGTACTGCTACGCCATTTTTGAGCAAAGAATAAGTAGATTAATATCAAAATACATAGATAAATGTCCATTACCTGATCGCACTGATGATAAGTCTGCTGCTATTTCAACTAGAATTACTTGTCTAGAAAAACTGATTAAAGCTAAATATGGATCATTCGATTCATTTAATAGTAATTTGTTAATTCAGATTAAACAGTGGTGTTGCGATAGAAATGAACTTGTGCATGGATTGATTAGCCTTAAACACTACAAGCAATATGATGAAGAATTCAAAGAACTTGCCAAAAGAGGAGTTCCCTTGGTTTTTGAACTGTATGATGCTTGTACAGATTTTCGTAACAAATGGTATTTATCTGATAATCCTATCAACGAATTTCCAAATAAGAATTGCAAATGCAATAAGAGAAAATGCATCAATCCTTCTTGCATATAAACTAATGATTTACAAAATCAACATCTCCCTTGAATCATAAACCGACTCATCGGACACACATCCACAGCGAATCGCACGGTCAAGAGCCATGATCATGGCAACCGCACCGTCAATTTTCTCTGTGGATTTTTCTTTGTCCGGCTTGATGTTTCCGGCAGGGTCACGCCTGATGAAAATGTTATCCATCATCCACCGAAGAACAGGGTGTCCATTGTGGGAAAGTGTCTGTTCCAGAGTCAGTTTCATCAGTTCTTTGGTCGGTGGTGACATATCTTTGTAACCCTGCCCGAACTGCACCATCGTAAAACCAAGTCCCTCCAGATTCTGTGACATCTGCACTGCACCCCAACGGTCAAATGCAATTTCTTTGATGTGAAACTTCTGCCCCAGTTCATCGATGAAGTTTTCGATAAAACCGTAGTGAACCACATTGCCCTCAGTGGTTTTCAGATAGCCTTGCCGTTCCCATACATCATATGGAACGTGGTCACGTCTTACTCTAAGGGGCAAAGTTTCCTCCGGCAGCCAGAAGTAGGGCAAAACATAATAATGCTCATCTTCATCTGTTGGAGGAAATACCAAAACAAAAGCTGTAATATCCGTTGTAGAGGAAAGGTCAAGTCCACCGTAGCAGATCCTTCCTTCAAGTTCGGATTCATCAAAAGCAACCTTGCATTTGTCCCACTTTTCCATTGGCATCCAACGCACTGCCTGCTTTACCCATTGATTGAGTCTTAGTTGTCGGAAAGCGTTCTCTTCGCCAGGAGTCTCCTTTGCAGAGTTACACGCAGCCACAACCTTATCCATGCCAATGGTCTTATCGAGTGACGGATTTGCTTTTTTCCAAACCTTCGGATCCGTCCAGTCCTCCGATTCATCTGCACCGTAGATCACAGGATAGAAAGTAGGGTCATGTTTTCTGCCTTCTAAAATGTCCTTTGCTTTCTGGTGAACTTCATAGCAAATAGAATTTGTGTCCGTTCCGGCTGTGGTAATCAGGAAATACAAAGGCTGCATTCTGGCATCGCCGGAGCCTTTGGTCATAACGTCGAACAGCTTTCTGTTCGGCTGCGTATGCAGTTCATCAAACACAACTCCGTGAATGTTAAAGCCATGCTTGGAATAGGCTTCTGCCGAAAGCACCTGATAAAAGCTGTTGGTCGGGATGTACACAATACGCTTTTGTGAGGTCAGGATTTTCACTCGCTTGGAAAGGGCAGGACACATTCGTACCATATCGGCAGCCACATCAAATACAATGGCAGCCTGTTGGCGGTCGGCAGCACAGCCGTAAACCTCGGCACGTTCTTCGCCATCACCACAGGTGAGCAGCAGGGCAACCGCAGCGGCAAGTTCTGATTTGCCATTTTTCTTCGGAATCTCAATGTAAGCCGTGTTGAATTGCCGATAGCCGTTCGGTTTTAAGATTCCAAACAGGTCACGGATAATTTGTTCCTGCCAGTCCAGCAGTTCAAATTTCTTTCCAGCCCATGTGCCTTTGGTGTGGCTAAGGCACTCGATAAAGGAAACGGCATAGTCTGCCGCCTTTTTGTTATACTTGGAATCCTCCGCC